CGATGTGCCTCGTCAGCCATAACAACTATATTTCTTCTATCTGAAAGACAATCAAAAGATTCTTCGAATTTCTGCATAGTCGTAAATATGATACCATTGGCTTGTCTGCCGTCTAAAAGCGTTTTTAAGTGATTACGGCTTTCTGCTTGTATCGGTTCTTGCCTCAAAAAATCCTTGCAATTTGCAAATTGACCGTAAAGCTGATTATCAAGGTCATTTCTGTCGGTAAGCACAACTATTGTAGGGCTCTCCAATGCTTCTTGAAGTAAATGAGCATAAAAGACCATAGATAATGATTTTCCACTACCTTGAGTATGCCAAAACACACCACCCTTACCATCAGTAACAGTAGCATTTTTAGTCGATACAATAGCTTTTCTGACTGCAAAATATTGATGGTATCCTGCAAGAATTTTAAAACGATTTACACCTTCATTTGAGAAGCATATAAAATTCTTTATTATATCCAACAATCTTTCTTTTTGAAACATACCTTCAAAAAATGTATCAAACTGAGCATACTGTGTATTTTCGTAATTCCCGTCTTTTGTTTTCCATTCCATAAAACGATCCTCACCCGATGTAATCGTACCGGCTTTAGAAGTTAGCTGATCACTCATGACACATATCGCATTGTATATAAACATAGACGGAATTTCACGCATATAATTTCTTAATTGTCTGTATGCGTCTGACGCATCAGTTTCCTCTCGGGAAGGAGATTTAAGCTCTACTAAAACAACCGGAATACCATTTAAAAATAAAATTATATCCGGTCTTTTATTGCTATTTTCGATAAATGTCCACTGATTCGCAATAATAAAAGAGTTGTTATCAGGATTTTTGTAGTCCACAAGATATACAATAGATGAATGTTCTTCACCATCCACAAAATATCTGACAGGAATACCATTTTGCAAATAATCCATAAAGACAGAATTTTTCTGAACAAGCTCTCCATTTTCAAAATTTTTGAGTTTATACATTGCATCTTGAATAGCATCAGAAGGTAAATTTCTATTCAAACTATACAGCGATTCTTCTAATATCGAATCATATAACGGACTATAAAAATCTCTCTCAATATCAGGTCCATATATATATTCATATCCTAATTTATCTCTGAATAACTCTATTACAGAATTTTCATAATCAGCTTCGGTATAATTTACACCCATTGATAATCCTCCTAATTGTCATTAATATCACCAAGTTTTAATTGTGTTATTATTACATCTTCATAATTACTTTTAAAACTTTCCATTTTTAAAATAAAATCTTTTTTATTATCTTCTACATCGTTTATATCATACACTTCAGATTTAACTATTTGAAGTATAAAGTAATATAGAGCCAAGTATAGCTTGCGTGCATCTTCTTCTTTAATTTTAGGAAATAAAAAATGAATTTGATATGATGCATTTTCAAATTTGCTTAATAATATAAGTATTCCTTTAATATTTGTATTTTTACAATCTATTTCAAATATTGTAGAACAAGAATTTCGAATTTCTTCTATTGTTTTATCTCTTTTTATTGCATATAAAAAAGACTGACATTTTCTATAAAATTGAAATAATTCATATCTTTTCTCAAATAAAGCGATTTTGTTTTGATTTTCAGCTATTGTCTTCAGCACTCTAATAGCAACAAATACTGCAATTATTGATGCTATAACACTAACTATCGCTGAACCTAATTGTATGTAGTCTATACATCCTGGTTGTTTCAATCCTTGTATTACTTCAATTAATTCTTCCATAAAACCTCCAATATTCCTTTGTAAACAATAATTTAGCGGCTTAAAGGTCAATGTCTGAGACATCAAGCTCGCCGGACATTAGCTTTGGTAAAAGAGTATCACGCAAGGAAGCCAGTCTTTGATT